CGGGTCAAGCGGCCCAGGGTCCGCGGCAGCGGCGGCGGGCACTGCCTCCAACCCGAGGAAGGGTCCAACTGGTCGGACGGCCTCACCGCCAACGTGTCGGGCGAGGAGTAGCCATGCCAGGTCGAGGTCCGGCCCCCAGGCCCACGGCGCTTAAGGTCCTGAGCGGCAATCCTGGCAAGCGGCCCCTGAACAAGAGCGAGCCGCAACCGCGCCCGGGCATGGAGCCTCCGGCCTGGCTGGACGAGGCCGCCCGCGTCGAGTGGGACCGCGTAATGCCGGAGCTGGACATCATCCCCGGCCTGATGCGCCGGCCGGACGCCGTGGCGATGGCCGCCTACTGCCGTTCGATCGTCCAGATGAACGATGCCAACAAGGTCATCCGGGCCAGGGGGCTGACGATGAAGACGGCCAACGGCATCCGCATCCGGCCGGAGGTGAGGGCGTTCGAGGCCGCCGTGCGCCTCATCGCGACCTTCTCCCAGGAGTTCGGGCTGACCCCCGCCTCGCGGAGCCGCATTCACCTCACGCCCACCCCCGAAGAGGACGACGCCCTCGACGGCGTGCTGTCGTGATCGTGACCCCGCGCTTGGCCGCAGCCGTGATCTGGTTCCTGGCCGGCATGATTCCCTTCGCCCTCGCTGTACTGGCGCTGCTGGAGGCCGTCCTGGTGCTGGAGGGGCAGCCCCTGGTCACCGACCACATCCGCAACTGGGCCGACGCCCACACCATCACGGCCATCGCGGTCGGGATGGCCTTCGTGACGGCGATCGCGGTGGGCTTCACCCACTTTGTCCTCGACCGGTAGTGGCCCGCCGGTGGCGTCCGCGCAACGCCAGGGAGCGCGATGCTGCCGATCGTGCGGTGAAGTTCATCGCCCACCTTCGCCATACACGCGGCAAGTGGGCCGGGGCGCCGTTCGAGCTGCTGCCCTGGGAGGAATGGGAGGTGGTGCGGCCGATCTTCGGAACGCTGAACCGCGACGGTCAGCGCACGGTGCGGACGGCTTACATCGAGGTGGCGAAGAAGAGCGGGAAATCGGAGCTGGCCGCGGCCATCGCCTTGAAGCTCCTCTTCGCGGATGACGAGCGAGGCGGGGAGATCTACGGCGCTGCCGCCGACCGAGACCAGGCGAGCATCGTCTTCAACGTCGCGGCTCAGATGGTGCGCAACTCTCCGCAGTTGTCCGCACGAGCCAAGATCATCGACTCCTCCAAGCGCATCCTCGTGACCAAGGGCGTGAGTGCCGGAGGCTTCTACCGGGCGATCCCGGCCGACGTCGGCGGGACGGACGGCGTATCACCCTCCGGGGTCATCTTCGATGAGGTCCACCGCCAGCCGGGCCGGGGCCTGTGGGAGGTCCTCACCAACTCGACGGCCGCCCGGGCCCAGCCGCTCACCTTCGCGATCACGACCGCGGGCTATGACCGGACCACCCTCGCGTGGGACAAGCATGAGTACGCCCGCCAGGTGCGCGACGGGATCATCGAGGACACCAGCTTCCTCCCGGTGCTATACGCGGCCGACCCGGAGGCGGACTTCCGTGACCCTATTGCCTGGCAGGCGGCCAATCCGTCGCTCGGGCACACGGTGGCCGTTGACTTCTACGAGCGCGAGTCGGAGCGGGCGGCCAAGGAACCGCCGGCCGAGAACAGCTTCCGGCGCTTCTTCCTGAACCAGTGGGTGGCGCAGGAGAGCCGGTGGATGCCCATGGCCGACTGGGATGAATGCGCCGGGCTCACGGCCCCGCCGCTGCTGGGCAAGCCCTGCTACGCCGGCCTCGACATGGCGAGCACCACCGACCTCGCGGCCTTCGTGCTGTGCTTCCCGCCGCTCGATACCGAGGCCGGGGGACACTACCGGGTCCAGGCCATGTTCTGGCTGCCCGAGGAGGGCATCGTGGACAAGGCCAGGCGTGACGGCGCCCCCTACGACCTGTGGGCTCGCGACGGCCTGATCCACCTGACGCCGGGGAATGTGATCGACTACCAGCGCGTCAAGCAGGACATTCATCAGGCGGGCATCGACTACGGGATCCAGGAGATCGCGGCCGACCCCTATGGCTCCTGGCAGCTGCTCCACGAGCTGGAGATGCTCGGCTTCCAGGTGCTGCCCTTCCGGCAGGGCTTCCTGACCCTGGGTCCACCCACGCGGGAGCTGCTGCGGATGGTGAGGGACAGGACCCTGCAGCACGGAGGGAATCCGGTGCTGCGCTGGATGGCCGACAACACGGCCGTTGAGCAGGACGCGGCCGGGAACTGGAAGCCGAGCAAGCGCCGGTCCACCAAGCGCATCGACGGGATCATCGCGACGGTGATGGCAATCGATCGAGCGATTCGACACGCCGAGCCCGAGACCGGTGGGTATCTCCTCTATGACGAGAGGGTTTCAATCGGCCCCAGCCTATAGGAGGCCACCTGGTGATCGACTGGATCGCGACCGGCTTCGGCATCGCCGGATCGCTGGGCGGCCTGGGCGGCCTGACGGCCCTCCTGACCTACCGCCGGGCGGTGCGCGTGGAGCGCTCGCAGCAGCGCCGGGCCATGGTGGAGCAGGCCGAGGGGCTGGTGCAGACCTCCCTCTCGCTGGTGGAACCGCTCCACGCTCGCGTCGAGCAGCTCCAGGCGCAGGTGCTGGCGCTGGAGGAGATCATCGTCCGCCTCCGCGAGGAGGTCCTGCAGCTGCGCCTGCTGAAGGCCAACCTGGAGGGCACCTTGGTGCGCTTCCGGGAACAGGCGGCAGATGACCGGGACCGAGTGGATCGCCTGATGGGGGAACTGAAATTGATGAGGACTGAGTTGTGAAGTGGGGATTGATCCTGCCTGACATCGCCTGGATGGCCGTAGTGCTGGTGAGCCTGCGCTACCACATCCAGGCATGGCGGCGGTTCGACGGAGACTCGGCTGCGGCCCGCCGTCTTCACGCCCTTGGCGAGGCACCCACGGAGCTGCTCGACTGGTCGAGCAATCAGGTCCTGCGCTACTCCTACCGAATCGTGGAGGGCGGGATCGGGATCGTGGTCGGACTGGTGAGCGCCTTCGCAGTGTTTCAGCCGGGCATCCGCACCAATCCCATTTGGACGATCACGGTGGCGACTTTTTTTTTCATGTTGATCGGCGGCAGTGGCTTTCTGTCTCGCCGCGACTCCATCCTTCATGACCGTGCTCGGCACTCCAGGGACCAGGACTAGCACCGTGTACACCTACCAAGCCTCGCTCGTATCGATCCACGACGGCGACACCTTCCACCTCGACATCGACCTGGGATTCCATGTCCACGTCGTGAGCGAGGACATGAGGATCTTCGGTTACGACGCCCCTGAGCTGGGACGGCTGGACAAGATGGGCGAGACCGCTCGCGACTGGGTGGCCACCTGGTTCGCCCGGTGCGGCAATCTCGTGGTCGTGAGGACCCACCTTGACCGAGGGGACAAGTTCGGGCGCATCCTCGCGGAGCGCATCATCGCCAGCGATGCCCATGAGCTGGTGGCCGACATGGTGGCCGCCGGGTATCTGCGGCCCTACTCGGGCCAGGGACCGAAGCCATGGGCCTGATGGATGTGTTGCAGCGTGTCAGAGGCGGCTCCGGTAGCCCCTATCCCAACAGGGAGTCTCCGCGCCCCAACGGAAGCCCGGAGGAGGCGCGAGTCGCGGTCCTGGAGCGCATCGCGGAGCTGGAGCTGGCGCTGGAGGACCAGGGGTGGCGGCGCCTCAGCATCGAGACCGATCACGAGTTCAGCCGCGATGGCCTGACCAAGGTCATCCGCCTCAGCCGGGCGATGTATCTCAGCAACCCGCTCATCAACCATGCGGTCCAGGTCTGCGCCGACTACATCTGGGGTCAGGGGATCACGGTGGTGGCGCGGGATGCAGGCATCAACGGCGTCATCCAGCGCTTCTTCGATGACCGGCGGAACCTGGTGGAGCTGACCGGGCACGAGGCCCGCGTAGCCAAGGAGGTCGAGCTGGAGACCTCCGGCAACCTGTTCCTCGTGCTCTTCACCAACCCCTCGACCGGAGCTGTGCGCGTGCGGAGCATCGACGTGGACGAGGTGCGGTCGATCATCTCCAACCCCGAGGATGCTAAGGAGCCCTGGTACTACCTGCGTGAGTGGTCCCAGGCCGAGCTGCCGTCTGGCGTCATGCAGACGGGCGCCACCAAGCGCA